GTATTAAGCAGATTACAATTAGTAATCAGGAAAACCAATCTTTAGAAGTTGTGCGTGAGTATCCCCGTTATTTAGCAAGTGTGCTTCCCACAACTCATTCCGCAGCAGACCTTGATACTGGAGTTGCCCAGCAGTCCGTCACTTCTTCTCGTTCTCTTGTATCAGCACAATCACAGAATGAAGGATTTTCTGTTTCTATGCCCCTACGATGTGGGCTCCTCAGTGGAGGCAATCCCCTCCCACTTGGTATGAACGGATTGCGTGGACTTCATATTCAGCTTGAGTTGTCTCCCGATGCTCAGGCACTATCAGGTTGGTATGATAATAACACCGCTTTAACTGCTGTAGCAAACCCCGTAGCATACGAACTCCGTAATGTAACACTATCATATGACTTGCTTGTCCCCGACGAAGATGGGCAGGCACAGATGGGTAATGCTACAAGCGGTGAACTGACTTATAACTCTGTAAATCACACCTATTCTGTTCTAAACTCTAGCGATCAAGTTGTGTCATTAAATCTTGCCGCAAGAAAGGTTTTAGCGGTTCATCATAATTTTCTTCCCACAACCTTTATTAATAATCAGGCGAGAGATGGTAATGCTACATCTTATCTTAGAAATGCTGGAACTGGTGGCTATACCGCAGTTGCTGACTTGACTGAAGTCGCTTTTACTCGTGGAGGTATTAACTTCCCCCGTGAAAATCCCATTCGTGATCGTACAGTTGAAACTGGCGACCGCCCACAGACAGAGATACTAACTACTTTTATTAATTCCATTAAGCCATATGAGAATATGAACCATTCACTAATGTCTTTGACCACTCAGTCCGGACTGGATACTCGTCCACAACTTATCGATGGTGTAGATGTGCTTGCGCCCACTCTGCCGGATAAAGTAGAGGTATATGGATTGGGTGTTAGAACTGACTCATTTAAGGTTGGTATTGATTACTCTAGGACAAACTACGGGCTTCGGGTTAAATCGACACTTGATGGTAATTCGCCTATGTCGCTCTATACCTTTACTCTAGCAGAGAATGTATTAGCATATTCTCCTCAAGGAATACAGGTTATAAATTAAAACTCAATATATTTAGAAATAATTAAATGATATTACGAAATTAAAATATTATTTAATTATATAAGATGTCCGTACTTCCCGATGTATTAAAACTCAAACCGCTTCCTAGCGTAAGTTCTATGTCTATTCATACTGATATACTCGACCCCGCAACTATTTCCAAAACCCACGCGAGGTTTGTCTTTGAGCGGCGTGGTATATTAGATGTAAACTCGTGTGTTCAAGTTGCCGCTGTTAGTGAGGCTGTGCCCGCCAGCCTTGCCGCCGCCGCTTATTTCCCTATGAAAACAGGAGTCCACGCTTTAGTTAAATCTGCCCTTCTCCGTTGTGGTTCTGTAGTTCTCGCACAGACAGACGAGTATGCGAGATATTTCACTATGAGAAACCAGTTTAAAACACAGGAGGAAAGGGTTGGGCGTGATTTTAACTCGCAGCTAATCGTAGATGGTTGTCAACCGGATAATCAGGGCACGGGGAAATATCAACCGGTGGGTTGTGAGTGGTCGATTGGCGCACCGCAGACCGGCGGCACTTTGCCTTTTCAAAAAATTACTGCTGATGAAACCACAACTCCAACCGGCACAATCAAACTATCTCAGTTATTCCCAACTCTAATGAAAAACCTTCAGCTTCCGCTTTACCTAATGAACGAGCGTGTTGTCCTTGAACTTACTTTTAACGAGCAGCCCAACACAGGACCGGACACACAAGGCACAATAGGGCTTTTCCCCGCAGGACACGCCGCATCATATGGTCTTTCTGTAGCGACCACTCAGGTAAAGTTTCTAGCAGATTATCTTACCTATGATGGTGATGATGGGCGTATGGAGGAAGTTGCTAAACTTGTAATGTCGCCACAGGGACTTACCATTCCATATGATGATGTGGCGGTGACAACTACCACAGTCCCCGCTTCAACAGTAAATCCCCAGCGTATTACCCGTGAAGTTGGTATGGTGGGCAAGCAGGTTAAAAATATCACTTGGTGCGACCAAAAACAGCAGGGCGGGAAAGTTGTGAAAAGTAATCAGTTGGGCGACTATGTATCACGAGCATCTTGGTTGCCGAGTTCATATAATCTTCGTGTGAACGATATGCGTATTTTCAATCGTGATGTAGAGCGTGAAAGCAGACAGCAGGACGAACTGGCTGCTGTGATGGGTGTTCCTATTAATATCGCAAACAGCGAGTATTCTTGGGATACTGCCGTATCAAAGGGTGTTGCGGGCGATGGTTCGTCTGCCGCTGGGGCATATGTAAATCCCCGCTGGAGCGCAAACACAGTAAATGGCTTCGCCGGCGACACGGGGATCGCTGTGGGCGACGGTGCTGAAGGTCAATATGTCCGTGAAGGTATGTCCCACTACAACGGCGTCTCGCTTATCACAGACCCGAACCTACAGACTGGGACTATGGTGGGACAGAAGCCCATACAGATAGAAAGAAATATTGCCCGTGTGGATAATGGTAATGGTGGTACTGATACAGAGGCATTCAACACAATTTTTTGGACGCAGTATGGACGGGTTATGAATATTCATAACGGGGTAGTCAGTGTCGCTGGTTGATTTTTTCTGTTTGAAATAAAATTGAAATGCTTTTTTGGTAAAATATATATCGTACCAAACAAACTAACAACAACAACAAACTAACAATATGTCTTCCAATTTCCAAGCGCTCCGCCGTCAACTTGCCCGAAATCTGCGCCCGATTTACGAAGCCCGCATTCGTCAAGATGACGCAAACCAAATAATTCTCCGCCAAGCAGGAAAAATAATTAAAATGAAAAAAGAGATGGCGAAAATGAAGAAAGAAATGGAGGACTTGAAGTCCGTCGCCGTGAGTCTGTATGAACTACAACTGGTTCGGGATGAAATCCATCGCCGCCGTCTTGCTAGTCTTCATCGCTCTCCACTTCCAAATACTTCCCTTGTTTAAACCCGCCTTGATACAATAGAGTATCAAAGTTTTTATAAAACTTGGGTGGATTATCCGTAAGGTCTATATAACTCCAGTTATATTTTTCTCTGTGTGTTTGCGCCATCAACGAGCGAAAGTTTTTATCACCACCTAAACTATCGCCCAATTCGTCGCTCAACTTTTCCATCTCTTTTTGATTAGTAATATTTCCAAGTAGATAATGAGAAGCATTATTGCGTGCTATAGGAGGCATCGACTTAAAGTTTTGGGACGACATCATAAGTAATCCAATATTGTAATGTCTATAACGAGAACAAAGTTTCCACACAGCAGAGGTTGCTTTAATTCCAATAAAGTCATCACAAATGACAGCGCAGAGGGGTTGATCCTCTTTCTTCTTAAAACTTTCTTGATAGGCGATTAGATCATTTATAATTTTATCATCATATCTGTCATAACAAGAATGAGGATATTTTTCTTTAAGAAACCTACTAGTTCTGTCGTTATGGATTGTATTGCTGATTATCACAACATATTCAAACATATCTAAATAAAAGTTTTTACTAAGTAAAAGATTGCTAATCATCGTAGATTTTCCACTTCTTACTGGGGCAACACACACGACACAAGCCCCGTTGGCGATGTTTGGTAAATTAGGGTGGATTGGCCGTTTTAATCTATTTTCTGTCCCATCGGGTTTTATTGGATAAATATTCAAATCACAATTCATAATATAATATGTATATATATTATATTAATGACACTAACTTCCTTCAATATTATCGAATTATCGACAGCCTCGGGGACTATACTAGCGGCAGTTGCGATGCTTTTAGCACAGACACAGAAGTCAAAATGTAAAAATCTCAAATGTTGTTGGGGTTGTATTGTCTGTGATAGAACAGTAGATGCTTTTATAGAAGAAGAAGAAGAAGAAGATTTAGAGAGTGGAGAAGTAGATGTGGAGAGAAAAGAACAATTAAATAAAAATAAAATAAATATACCAAAAATAGAATTACCAATTAATAAAGATAATATCTCTCTACCTAAGGTTAATATAGTTGTAAAAAAGTAGAGAACGGAAGCATAGTGTGTATAGGATAGGGTTTGGATAGAACCCTATTCATTCGGTCTTTTGATCTTGTATGACTTTATCCAGTTCATTCTTCTTTGCCTCGCAGTCTTCTTTGACCTTAGCGGACACACCCGACTTTTTTTTAATAAAAATATTACTGAGAGTATCGCTAATATCATCTTGATATACAGAAATGAGATTTTTAATCAAAACACACTTATCGCAATACGAGTTTGAGATTCCAACACCCCAGCCATTATACTTATCACCGAACGCATATTTTACAATTTATACATCATATAAATATAAAAAATTGTTTCTAAATGGCGTAAAACGGCGGGGGT